AGACGAGCCTTTTGCATTCTTCTCGCAGTTGGCGCAAGCGTTGGACTGGCGCTGTTTTGACTCTGCATCGGGGGTAGTACCGTCAGAAGACCAGCACACCGGACCGGCTACGTTCTCTTCATCAAACTTCTCTGCATAGAACGTACGGGAGATGTCCTTTGCAGCGTTGACCATTACTACATCAAGGTAGCGTTCTTCGATGGACGCGATCTCTTTGCCGCCTGACACCAGACGAAACACACCGCCCTTGATTGAGATGCGGTTCTTGAAGCCAGCGCTACCGCTACTACCAGCCAGAGAGTTAAGCAGCGACGAGTTACCCTTGCGGTTCTTGGCAAATGCGGGTACTTGGTTGGGGTTGAATTGCACTACGCTTGTAGACATAAGGTCCTCTTAGTTCGTTGGTTTTTTAACAGTGATAGCGTATTCAGACTCAGAACTCAATCCCGGCGGGATGTTGTCCGGATTCTCTTCCAGAAATTTAGCCATGTTGAGCTGCGATATGCGGCGCTCGACTAAATCTAAAGCATCGTTCTCCACCATGAAGGTCTTGAACGAATCCCAGTCTTGGGACATATAGCGGGTCTTCATTGACATCGTTACCGTACCGAATTCGGTACGCACTGACTTAATGCCTAACGCCTTCATCTGCTCACGCATAGCGTTAGCTATTTCATCTTGTTGCGCTTTCAGTCCTGCTACTTCAGTCTCATGCTCTTTGGTTATCGTTTGAATGTGATCCCGAATCTTGCGATACACCTTTGCGAGCTTGTCCATCGGTAGCGGCTGCGCGTACGATTCTTCAGCCATATGATTCCTTTCGTTGTGGTTCTTGTGTCAGGGTGTTGTTCCCCTGTAGTCAAACACTTTACACCGTAATTGTAGACCCTGCAAGCTCCTCCTCATAAAGTTTGATCAGAATAGAATGGTTGTCCACCTTCAGCTCTAGCTGTTTGAACATACGTCTCTCAATGTCGCTGCTCTGTATGTGGATAACCGTGACCTTGTTACTGTCCTGTCCTACGCGGTCAGCACGGGCGATGCACTGTAGGTATGTCTCAACCGACATCACTGGACCCCAGAAGATAACTGTGTCTGCAGCGGTGAGCGTTACCCCATGCGAAGCTGCCTGAGGCTGTATCACCAAGACACGCGGGTCTGCTTCAGTTTGAAACCTGTTGAAAATCAATGTCCTGTTGTTAGCTGATACATCGCCGTGTATCTTGGCGCAGTTAACTCCTTCTTTATCAAGGTAAGTTGCGATAGTCTCTATGCTGTGTCGATACGGCGCGAAGATCAGAACCTTGCGGGTTGTCTCGTTCAACGCCTCCATCAACACGCGCAAGCGCGGTGCACAATCAAACTCCACAACTTCTGAGTTGTCCGTGTACGCAGCACCCGCTGATATCTGCAACAGCTTGTTGACGCTAGCCGCAGCGTTAATCGCCGTAATAGTTTCACCAGCAGCTTGCACAAGCATCTGATCCTTGAGCATCCGGTAGTACTTAATTTGCTGTCCGGTAAGTTCTACTTCGCGTGTAACAGTCATAACTGGCGGCAAGTCCAAGCACTGTGCCTTGGTGAAGCGTATCGCTGGTTGCAGTACATCATGCACTTGATCGTACGCATCCTCCTTCGGAACCCATTTGAACTTGGTGATCTGTCGCATCACCTTGTCTTTCCAGCCTGTGAAGAAGCGAGGCACAGCCGATGGGTTGACTAGCTTGGCGATACCGTACGCATCCTCCGGTGACTGTGCAGCAGGTGTACCAGTCATCATCCACAGGTACGTGTCCGGCTTGATCAGACTATTCAGCGTCTTCCACCGTTGCGTGGATACGTTCTTCCATGCGTTGGCTTCGTCACCGATGATCAGATCGAACCGTCCGTCTTTCTTGATGGCATCCGCAAGTATTGGCAGACCATCGTAGTTAGCGATGATGAACTCGTAGTCTCCTTGCACTACTTCGATGCGCCGCGCTGCGTTGCTGTGGTATGCGATGGCAGCAGTACGATGCAGCACACTCTTTGATATGTCACCCAACCACGCCGACTGCATGATCGACAGCGGACAGAGAATGAGACAGCGCCGTACCGCTTTGATCTTCATCAGGTAGTCTGCAGCCCACAGTGCAGCCAGCGTCTTACCAGTTCCCGGTTCACTAAACACAAACGCTTTCTTGTTCAGCGTAAGGAACGCTGCCGTCTCGCGCTGATGGTCAAACGGTTTGTATCTCCCCGGCCACTTGTAGTCACGCAGTATGGGAGACGGTACGTTGCGCACACCCAAGTTCTTTAACACGCGCACTTCGTCTAACCCCCAGTGCACAGCTACTTCATGGACGCCCTTTTTCACTTCGCCCAAGTCTTTGCTGCGCGGGATGATGGTGTACTTGTACGGATACTTCGTACGAAACACCAACGCTTTGTTGTCAACGATCTGCATTACTTCCTCTCGGTACTAATGTGCAAAAGTTTGAATCAACGACACGTGTCAGCAGTTTTCTTTTAAATAGTTCTGCGCCAACAGCGTCAAAGTATGGCTCTTCCTCATTCTTCTGAAGACTTGCGTGTTGAATGTCTCCAAACTTTGCCGTCCATAGCGCAAATAAAGCATCGTTATCCCATTTTGTGAAGTCCGTTGTGTCTACAGACAACAGCGCTGATTCTAATAACAGTGCGTTTAAGTCTCCTAGTGCCTCAAGTGTTATGCCTTCTTCAGGTGTGATGCCCTCACCAAGGATAATGCGTTCATTTTCCGTTGTCGCTTTCATTCTTTTTCTTACTCCGTAAGCGTAAGTTGCCGGGATTTGATTTGCCGCCAGCACGAAGCGGCTTCACATGGTCGATGTCTTTGCCTTTACGCTCTACACCTTTCTTGTCGTACAAACGTCGTGCTTTCTGTCGCTCGCCTTGCAAAGAGTCAGGACCGGAGATACCAATATCAAGCGCTTGCTTGTATTCTTTTTTGTACGGACGGGGTTTGTTTACATAAGGCATGTTGCTTACTCCTCTTCACGTTGTAATTGAAAAACATTTCGTACGTCGCGTAATGTGTGAACCACGCGGTTGGCGTTATCGTCTAGCATTACGTCATGTATCAAACGCATAGATAAGATAGTGGCGCATTCCATATGTAAGAAGATGTGCCCTTCTTTTCCATCACTTCTATGACCAGAATAATATATGTGCTGCTGGCTACGCATTATTTCGTTAGCACATACGTAGCATAGCTGTCCTTTCTTTGCATAACCTTTTACTCCAGCTTCACAAACCGTCATATTTTCTCCTCAATGATGGGGATGAAACTCACAGGTCTTAACCGGACACCACGGGCACAGACCAGACTGTTTTGGATTCCATACTTCATTAGTGTGCGATGCCTCAATGCGTGACACACGCTCACGGTACTCCCACCACAACTTCTCTGCATCCTCGCGCTTGACCTTGTGTTTGATCATGCTGTTCTTCACAACAAACAACAGCGCTGAGTTGACTTGCTTAACCTTGGGGTAGTGCGCGAACACAAGCATCGACATCAGATCAAGTTGATTGCGATCAGGGTACTTGTTGCTCCCCGTCTTGTAGTCAACCACCCATGCAACTTTGCCGTCCAAGATAAGCAGGTCAGCAATACCGCGTACCCACGCTGCTTTGGAGAACCACTCGACTGGTTGCAGGTTGATATCAAGCGCCATCTGTATCTCAACGCTCTTCTCCCCTTCTTTGGCAAGCAATGCGTCAAGCATTCCCTGTACAAACTCAAACTGCTTTGGTAGTGGTACGCCTTTTACGTACTGCTCCGCTGCTTTGTGTAACTCTTCGCCGTACAGGATTTGCTCTGTCTTTTCCTGCTTGTGCTTTTTTAGTACGCGTACTTCGTGATACTTCCTTGCGCAGTTCTCGTAGTCCTTTAGTGAGCTGTGTGACCAAGTTACCTTCATGAGGGTGTACCTGCCTGATTATTTGGGTTAGCCGCGAGGCGATGTTTTCAACAAACGCTTCGTTGCTCTCAAGCTTTGACCCCATGTCTTTCAGAATGCCATGCACGACTTCGTGCCAGAACGCAGTGCGTTGCTCTTCTTGCGAGAGCTTGCGTCCAGTTATGCCACCGATATGCGCTAGCGTTATGGTCTGCTTGTCATAGTCGATGGTTGCAATAACTGGTTTGTCCCAAAAGGCTTCTACAAAATCAACACGGTACTTGGTCTTGCCTATGCGGATTGTCATGGTGGCTCCATTATTTAGCGTCGCCGTAGCGCACGCCGACTCCCGTCTCTGCACCTAGCGGGATTCCCGGCATGTACTTCGGCTCTCGTATCATCTGCTCTAGCACCCACGGCTCTGCCTGCTCCGCTTCATCTTCGGGCACAAGAACAACTGCTTCATCATGCACAGTCAACACGCATGGGTACTTGTTCTGTATCCGCAGCATGCCATCTGTCATTACGCAGCGTGCCACAGCTTGAACGATGTTCTCGGTGAGCTTCCCACCGTAGAGCTTCTTCTTGCCATACGTCCACTGCACCCGACCTTTTTCGTCGGGATTTCCTATGAGTTCAGGATAGCGCAAAGACATGCCGTTTGGCAATACCACGCGTTCCTTCTCAAAGGCCAAACACTTGTGCTGGAATGTCTTGCCGCCATGCAGCGA